CTGGTCTATAGCCAAACCTCTGCACGTAGAACTTTTCTTCAAGTTCTAAGTCGTAAATGTCAGATAGCTCCACGAGAATCTTGTGATATAAAAATTTTCTCGTCCACCCAAACTGTTCCATGATAATTTTTAATTTCCAATTATTTTTTCTGAACCACGCTCCGCGTGATGCGTCCAATTGCTGTTTTGCAATGTAACAATCTGCAAATGGGTCATCATTTTTCGGCAATGCCGCCTGTGGTTTCTTTATGGCTTTCTCCATGTCGGTAAAACGTTTCACGTATCGGGCAGTAAATACGATGCCTTTTTCTCCGTTGAATTTGTTCGCAAGAAAATCACATCCTAACTTGGTTACTTTGTAGCACTTGTTTTCTTTTCCGGATTCATCTTTGTAGGTAGATGGAATGAAATAATCACTCGCACCTAAATTGTGGTGAGTCAAAATTTCAATGATTCCTTCAGTATGTTTTCCCTTTACATCCTGTCCTTCCAATTTTCTTAAAACTCTGTCGTGACGCATTTCCATCATTTCTGCAATCTCTAAAGTAGTGATGGTTTGTTCTATTTGTGCCATATTTGTGCCCCTTTCTGTAACTTATCAATTACTGTTGTAACTCTTTAATTACATTATACGGTTTATTTTGTGATTGTCAAGTATTGTTTGT